TTGCGTCGAGGCGTTGCCAGCCTTTTGCGTCGAGCGAAAGCCAGCCTTTTGCGTCGAGGCGTAGCCAGCCGTTTGCGTCGAGCGAAAGCCAGCCGTTTGCGTCGAGGCGTCGCCAGCCTTTTGCGTCGAGGCGTCGCCAGCCTTTTGCGTCGAGGCGTCGCCAGCCTTTTGCGAGCAGCAATGATATTTTTTCCAAAACTTTAACGCTATGCGCGTTCTTTTCTCATCAGAATCCGCGTCTACCCACGGCGGCAAAATGTCTTGGTCCGTATGATATATCCATTCCTTTACAGGCCGCGCGTAGTCGCCGTTATACGGGCTGATTTCGACTCGCATGATATTAGGTCCACGCGAACCGTCGGCACAAAGACTGTGTTCTCGGATGATGTCCTCATGCGAATTGGTTGTCTTGGACCAAAAAACTTTATCTTTAGTCAGGACGAATGACGCTGGATTACACATCTGTTTTTATCCTTAAAGAGCGGGGCATCGTGCCGGAAAAGAATCCTTGAAAATAAAAGAGACCTACCGGGACCGAGGCGCGCCGCCCCGGTAGGCGGTTCGGTGAAAGCAAGGGCAGGGCAGGGTAGGGAAGGGCTAAACATTGACGGCCTCCCTTGATCGTTTGACGGCTCTTCCGCAATGCAGCCTTATGTGGCATGAGCGACAAAGCCACACTACCTCAAATGGTTTGTCGTAATTATCATGGTGTGCGTCAAGTTTCTTTTGTTGACCGCAATGTTCGCAGAAATCTGGGCGTCGCAACGAACCTTTTCTATCTTGGCGATACAAAGCATAGATTAGGTCTTTTGCTTTTGACTTTTTATTCTGACAGCACCTTCCTGGAATGAACCAAGACACTCTGAATTTATTTGCGCAGGAATGAGAGCAGAACTTTCCCTGTCCTCTTTTGATGTCGCCGACACTTGACATAAAATCAATGTCACAATGCAAACACTTTGCTGCGATCCGTTTATGTTGTCCCATAATTCATCCATGAAATGGAAAAAGCCGCCGCCCGGCTGGGCATAGAGCAGTTGTTGCCAACCGTTGAGCCTCGCTGTCCCGAAACCGGGGGCGGTGTTGAAAGATCATTGATGGGGCGAGGCTCATTTCGCATGTCCGCCTTTTTAATCCATCGTCGAAACTTTGTCAACTGAATTCCAACCTTTATTCTCGGATATTACGAAGTATTTATCCGTACTATTTTGGTTCGCCAGGTCTTCGCTACCAATTAAAGTCAGCCGACTGACTCTGGCGAAATGTCCACTTATCGCGGCTTCGCAAGTCTAAGAGCGGCTTGCGGTTGAGAGAAATCTATGCGGCGGAGTGTCTGTTAAAATGTCCAGTGGTAGTGTCCGCCGACGGCGCAATAAAATAGAAGTCAGATATTTGTTCTTGACATCTTTTACTTGCGGCATAAAAAGAGAGGGCTGGCGCGGCATCCAGGACCGGCCAGCCCAATATGCGGTAGAACTAGTACCGCGGCGACTGTTATCTTAGACGATCAGACGCCGTTCTGCAAGTCCTACCCTTTGGGATTTTCCCTGGAACTGACTTTTCGGGCTGGGCGCTCGATTGGTCTACGATCCCAAGAGGAGTCGATTCGATGAAAACCGAACAGATGGGACGAGATGCCGGTTGCTCCCGACGTAAGTTGCCTGGGTCGGTTGAAGTCGAAAGGAGAATCGGGCCTATTTGCCCGGTTGAGAAGGAAGCTAAATCTCACCAATTTAGTAGCGCCGGACCCGGAATGCACCCTTTTATTCCCCAGACACCGTTGCAGCTTGCGATCTGGGGGGTCATGTGCGAGAGTTCCGACACCGGGGTCTCTTAGCTCCATAGATTTCAACAGGATAGACAAACCAACTGCTTAGGCTCTATGACCTAAGGAAAGCTGGGTGTCTGCGCCCGTGAATCATATTCAGCTAGGCCGGTCGCCCGGCCCTGGTCGAGAAGTATTAACGACCTGTCGTCGGGTGCGCGCCGGCATATTTAGTCGTTAGGCTAAACGATTCTAAAAAGTGGGACGCCCCTATTTCTGGGGATACAATCCGAAAACAATTTCCTTGACGGCCGGGAATCAGTCGATAGAATATGGAGAGACACAGGAGCGTTGGCAAATGCTCACAGCCCAATTCAATCACCCACTGTCGCGCCTGCCCCGTTCTGGGCTTGCCAACGCTCCACCTCGGGGCGGCGCGGCTTTTGGAATAAAGGTGTCGCTATGACGTTCGAGGAATGGTATCAATCGAAGGATGGAATCGCTTCACTCAAAGCGGCATGGAACGCGGCCCTTGCGGAGTCTGGCACGCGGGAGTTGTACGAGGCATGCAAGGAATCACTGGTATGGCTCGATTCCGATTCGCGTGGATCGGAAGCCGCCATTAAGCAATGCCAAGACGCCATCGCCAAGTACGAATCCAGCGTAGGAGCGAAGCCATGAAGCCCGTTGAACTCTGGTACGATGCCGGCTGGTGGTTTGTCCGAGTCGGCGAATCCGTTTGCCGATTCGAGTCACGAGAGGAAGCCGAAGACTACGCTTCGGCACACGCATAAAGGAACTACACGATGTCACGTTTTACCCTAGCCGAGGCCCTGGCGATCCTGGGGGTCGTCGGCGTGGCGATGGTTGTGTTCGCCGGTGCCACCATTGGCTGGCGTGGATTCGATGTAATCCTGCTTGCAACTACGATCGTCGCTTGCCTCTACGCCTGCCACTACTACGGCTGGCGTCGGCCGCTTGCGATGATCGTCACCATTCCGTTAGCCGTTGCCGCCGGGGCTTACGGTAGTATCTATCTGGCGAGTTGTGGATTGATCGGCGGCGTTGTCGCCGTCGGCCTGTTTGTTGCGTGGTGTGGGTACTTGGCATGGGCAAAGTCCAGGAGAATCGAAACATGAAACGCAAGGCATTTACTGTTACCGAATTATTGGTTGTCATCACGCTCATCATGCTGTTGTCTGGAATGTCTTGGGGTGCTTTACACTCCGCACGTCAAACAGGATGCGAGGCCGCAACCAGGGCAACCATCGCCAAACTTCACAGCATCGTCATGGAGCGGTATGAGTCGTATTACACGCGGAGGATTCCCGTCTCGATTATTCCGTGCCCTGGACAATGGCTTGACGGAACTCCGCTTACCGATGCCGAACGGCGTCAGTGGATGCAGTCAAATCACTGGAAGCGACTCCGTTGCATCCGCGATATTATACGGATGGAAATGCCTGATGCTAAAAGCGACATCGACAATGGTCCTATCGCTTTTCAATTCGATGGAGTCTGGCATGATCCGCAGCCAGATTACTCCGTATCCGAACCAGCCTTGCACCTGTTGTATAAGAGCAACCCGCCCACGGCAACGCACGATCCAGCACAATGCCTTTTCCTATTCGTGAGCATGGCCTGCCCGGAAGCAATGGAACAATTCAGACGCGACGAAATCGGGATGGTCGATGGAAAGCGGGTGTTCATCGACGGCTGGGGTATGCCGATCAAGTGGCTCCGCTGGGCACCGGGTTACACGTCGCCGATTCAATCGGGCGTTGAGGCGACAGACCATGACCAGTTTGACCCAAGAAAGATTGACGCCTTTGCCTTTCGGATGATTCCACTCATCTACTCGGCGACGGGGAAACGTAAGGCCGACGGTGATCCGCAATATGGAATCGAAGTTGGAACTGGGGCTTTCACCGGAAACCCTTATGCCAACATGGACCTAGGAAAGATCATCGCCGGCGAAGGTGGGGAGGGGATCATTACGAATCACAACATAGAACAGCGTTAAACTTTCCGGCTAGACAATTCTCTGTTTGCATTCGATATAGCCATACGCAAGCGACGTTCAAGTCTCGATTCTTTCCGCAACCGATCTTTCGGCATAGTCCGCCTATCGAGCGATGCTCGCACGGCATGGCGTAGATGTCATCCATTGGGGTATCGCTACGTTCCGGCATCCCGGCCGCAAGCCATCGTGCTAGGCGTTGCGTCATGGCGGAAGGGACTGGGCCGACGATTCCTAGTTTCTCAGCGGCTGGTTTTAAGACGGGTGAAGCAGGGCATCTTCGATGTATCGGAAATATATCACTATCACGCGCAACGAACCCACAAAACCGACAACGCCTATTTAGACCGAAATCACATTCCATTATGGTAAAAAATTCACTGTAAAACTTGCACCGCTAGCATTACACTGATACTCGTCAAAATGTGATAAATTGTAACTACCAGACACACAATTGACGAGTTCTGTCAGGTAGGTATCAAATATGACATTTACTTGGTGGGCAAAACCGCCACATGATACATCGTATAAATAGACATAGCCAATGACCCGTGCTACATAACCATCCCACGGATACGCATTCGCCTGAATACCACGATAATAGATGCCAGGTTCTTCGTCTTTCCACAGACAACCCCCAGGAATTATTAAGGATTCATCGAGTGTCAGATAATACGTCCCGTTGAGAGAAACACATTCCGTACATGATGGTGAAGATTTTGGTAATATACCAGCAACCAACAGACTAACTTCCGATGACGCTCTGCCGTTACTACAAGAATTATAACATCCTGTTGGCCCACCGCAACAACACTTCCTTCTTGACATTGCTTTGGCAGACGGAGGCTGACGCTTCACGGCCCACCACGGCCGGGGCAGGTCAGGCTTCGGCACAACGAGTGAATCGTCAGCGACGAGAAGCCCGGATGATCGGCGATGGTAGGAGCGTTTGGCCATTGGTTATGCAGGGCAGGGGAAGTCTAGCGGGTGAAGCGTTCCGTCGGCGTATCCGATGATCTTGCCTGACGCCCCGCTGTCGATTTCGTATGCGTCGTTTGTCACCGTCCAGTTCTCTCCGCTGTCCGGTTCTGGCACGCTCCCACCGTCCACCGCCGTCAGCCCCGACACAGTGAACGTCGCATCGGTTGTCGAAACTGCGGATGTCGTCGTGCCGGTGAAGAAGCGGACGGCGGAAGGTGCGGAGACGATCACTTCCCTATTGCCCCATCGGACATACGTGTACACGCGGTCGCCCGACGCGGCAGTGGGCGCAGTCGGGTTGCCTTCCGAGTCGCGCGGCTGGGCCACGAAGCCGACGTATACGGTCGGGGCCGTGTCGTCGCGCTCGTAACGCTTTACGCCGCTCGTGACCTTGATCCGAACCGGCTTGGCCGCCGCCGCGTATTCGTTCCATGTGGAATCGAGTGCCGGGTCGGCGATCAGTTCGTAGATGTCCAGCCTGGTCGGTTGGACGGGCGGCATGGGAACGACGCCGCTGGAATCGCTCATCGCCGCGCCCATGCCGAGGTCGCGGCAGGCGATGTCCTTCAGTTCATTGGTCCAGTCGGCGCTCGGACGTTCGCCTTGGGACACATCGGGCAAATACGGACCCATGAGTAGTGGTCAGTGGTCAGTGGTCAGTAACTACTCTTGACTCTTAGCTCTCAACTCTCGACTCGTTATGGGTTAGCGTTCCAAAAGGTTGACTTCCAACTTGGCGGCGGCCGGCGGGCCGGACATGTCGGCCGAGTAGGCGTCGGCCATCAGCGTCACGCCGGGATAGACCTCCAAAACGGCGTAACAGCCTGGGCTAATCAGGCCGCACGGAACCATGTAGGCCCCGGTGCCGGGGTCTTCGGCCGGTCCCCAACGAACATAGTTTGTCGGATCGACGTTTTTCAAGATCAGCCAGCCGCCTTCGATCACGTCGCCGAAGTCGATGGCCTCGGCTGGTTCGTCGGAAACGGTCTGGACGCCGCCGTAACGGCCGATGTTGTGTTGCGTGACGAGCAGTTGGTCCGGCGTGAACTGGAATAGAAAACTCCCGTTCCTGACGACCATGCTAAAGTTGGCGATGATTTCGTTGGCCATGATTACACTAATACGACAGAGGTAGGCGGATGCGGATAGACGGGTGAGCCGTCTTTGTAAATCAAACTGTAATTTCCGTCGGCTTTGCGGATTCCGTTCCATCCGTAGCCGCCGTTGTAGCAATACGTGAACTTTTGATGGACGTACCATCCGTTCGTTCCGGCGGACGAATAGACCCGCTTGATGGTCGGCGTTCTGACCCAGAGCGTATGGCCTGCAAACCAGATTCCGATGACGGTCGCGTAGACCGTTCCGGCGTTCACTCCGTCCACGCTGGACAGGACCGTGTTGGGAACGTACAGGGCATTGGTCCGCACATGGTTCAAGACGGCCCCGGCCCTGACGACGTGATGCGTCCGGCCGTCGAGGGGATTCTCCGCGTTATCCGTGCATCCGTCCAATGAGACGGTTTCGCTGTAGTTGGATTCGTCCATCCACTCGATGACGGCGTTGTTCGTTCCGCTGACGGCGGCCCGCTTGATCGAATACTTGACGTGAATAATGGCGTAGTCGTAGATAGCCGTTGAGGAACCGGAGTCGTTTGTCTGCGCCCCCATCGGCCGGATGATGATTTCAGATGGATACGCCGTGCAACCCGGCTGGTAGGGATATTCCTGGCCGACCAACGCCATCGCCTCGGCTTGGCGCGTGGCCCACGGGACTTTGCCCTCGCGCTCGGGGCAATAGTCGTCGTAGGTGTTTCGCTCGATCGGGTATCCGTCAAGTTCCACAAAGGCCATATCAGGGTCCGTATCCCAAATTCGCGGTTATCAGTTCGGTCAGTTCTTGCACGATCTGTCGTCGTTGTTCGTCCAATAAAGTTTTGATTTTGTCCAGCGTCAGTTCGCTATCGCCGGATCGGCCCGATGTTGGAAACTCCGGCTTGTCTTCGTTGGAAGATGTTCGGCGTATCGGTTTGCTTTCGTCCGTCGGTTCGTCCGCCGGTTCGTCTTGGGACGTTGGAACGGATCTGGTCTGTCGTGAAACGCGAGTCGGCGTCGGCGGATTATCGGATTGCGGAACGGAGTCGAATCGTCTCGCGTCCGGTTCCCGAGCGGGTCGATCCGGTTCAGACTCGGGGACTGGTTCCGTTTCGGTCGGCTGGTCGGTCGTCGTCGTTTTTCCGGTGAACTCAAAACGCTTTTCTTCGGCGGGCGGTTCCGGCTCCTGTTTCTCTATCGGGGATTGCGGTGTTTCTTTCGGATGTTCAATGGTCGTCGTTTCACCAGAAATATCGAACCGATCTAAAGCTCTATCTCTTTTTTTGCGTTTACTGGATGATTTGTTAATGTAAGCAGATAGTTTTTCCCTCCTTTGACGGTAATACTCAGCAAGGTGCTTATTGCCCATTAACAAGGCTTCTGCAATCTTGTTTCGCAGCGTCTTCAGCTTCCTGTTCAGGTCGGCCATTTCGTGACGCCCTCCGGGTCGATGATCGAACCGTATACGCTTCCGTAGATACCCTTCATGGCCAAGTGGATGCGAACCTTAATCAGTTCGGTGTCTTCCGTGTTCGCCCCCATGTTCTCCAGGCGCAGAACGCGGGCGTAGTTTAAGTCCCAATACTTCGTCGCCGTGGTGTACATCTGCAACTCGTAGATCGAACGCGGTTGCGGCAACTGCGAGAAGTTTGGATCGGCCAGTACGTCCACCCAGGCCGTCCAATAGATGCGACCCTTGACGCGGCGAACCTTTCCTCCCGTGGCGTATGGCGGATTGCCAATCTGGCCCGGCGGCCTTCCGTGTCTTGCCGACAGATCGAGCATGGCCCCTTGGACGTTGCTTAGGGCGGCGCCGTCCAATTTGATATGCGCGTCGCCGGAGCAATACATTTCGCTCGGGACGGACGCATCGGAGAGCGCGCCGACGCCGCCGAGAAACAAATCGCCGTTGCCGCCGAAATAAACGATATGCGAGATGTAATCGTTTTTGGCTTGATTCCAGAGAACCTGGACCCGTTCGGTGATGGCCGTGCCGGAACAACCGAGATCGCCTGCCGCCTCGCCCTTAAAGGCAAGCGACTCGCCGGGAAACTTCAACGGAGTCCCGCCATACGCTGCATACGCGCCGGTCCAGTCGAGGTTCCCGCACTGGAAATCCGTGCCCCCCTTCGTATCGGTGGCGGCATAAGGATTCTCTTCCTCGTTGTAGTCCACTTGCCATTGGCGGACGACGCTGGCTCCGTCGATAACCGCTTCATCTCCCCATCGTACAGCCATGATTAAATCCTTTTATGCCTTGACGGTATTGGTCGTGATAAATAACTCGAACGCGGATTTCCAAACGCTTTTCCAACCGGCCGGGACCGGCATGTCGCTTTTTTCAATCAGGTCTATATCTACTTCCACTGGCATCATCCGCTTGACGCAATATTCGCCGTTGTACGTTACGGCGTCGAAAATGTAGGTGCGGTAATGCGACATGGCCTGATAGATTTCCCACACTACGCGGGTCAGTTTTTCAGATCGTTTGTCCCCGGCCATGATCTCGATGCCGACCTCGATGAGCAAATTGCACGTTGAGGACGTGTTGGGTATTTGCACCTTCAAGCCGGACCATACGACGCGCATCTGCGGAACGTCGGCCGTAAGCAAGCCAGGCTTTTGCGGCGAGCGCACATCGCTGGTGTAATCCACCTGATTCTTCGTCGGGATGTACGTGGTCAACGTGGTGTTGGCTCGTAAACAATCCCAGACGCCCTGGAGAGTTTGATAAATCGGGTCTTTGGTTGTGTCTACTGACATTAGGAAATATCCAGTTTGTATTTGCCGGCGCGAACTTCATTGACCCATTGGCGATAGACGCGCCAGTACCACTGAACCATGCCGGGTTGCTGTTGCGAATCATCCGTGGCGTGCGGTCCATACAGCCATAGTCCGGCCCGGATGGCCACTTTGTCGGTAACGGTCGTCGGAACCGTTGTCAGCGGTAGTTTGCTCTCATAGGATTCAATGCAGCGCAGGATGTCGTCCATCTCGGCCTGAGCAACAGACCTTGCTGTCGCCTTGCGGGCGAGTATGGTTGCGGCGTCGTCACTCGAAGTAAGCGTCGCCCATTGGGTAATGTTGTCCGTTCCGAACCGGGCGTTCATGTCGGCGTCTGAGCAATAATCGGCCATCAGGAAATCTCCGGTCGGTTGGATTGCGGCGAGTCTGCAAGACGCCACGAATGGCCCAAGTCAACGCCGCAGATTTGACGGCCGAAGACGCGGTTGTCGGCGCACTTTGCGCGCAACAACTCTTTGTCCATCATGGAGGCGATGGCCGATGCGTTTTTCCAATTCCGCTCCGTGGCTAAGTACTTCTTGGCCATCATCATCATCGCGTCGTACATGCAAACGTCGATGTCGATTGGGTCGGTGATCGAATACTTGACGCCGGAACCCGCTTCGGTTACGGCCGCATCGAGCGTAATCCCCGTTGCCGACGACCTAGCGACGACGACCCGTTGCTCCACATAAGGCAGCAACCCGTCTAAACCCGTTGGCAAGACGGACGTGCTGCTGCTGATTCGGAACAACGATCCGACGTGGGCGTCCGCAAAAGCGGTGGATAAGCCGACAACCGCCGCCGAACCGGCGACCACCGTAACGGTCCCCGGTGATTCGGCGGAGTCGGTGCCGACGTAGCGAAGTTCCCTGGGCCGGCGTTTGTACGTGAAGTCCAAGGTCTCGGCGGAATCGCTGGGCGGATAGACGTACATGGCCATCGTACCGATCAAATCTGGTACGGGCGCAATGGTAAAATAGCGAACCTCTCCTTCGTCGCCATACAACCGCTCCAGTTCCAACATCCGCTCAAAACTGACGTATTCGCCCAAATACCCGATGGCTTCCGTCACGGGCCGGTCTAAAGCGACGAAATCGTTGGGTAGTCGGTAGTATCGCGGATAGGCCGTGTATTCGGCTCCGGCCGTGATGTCGGCTCCAGGGCACATCGTAGCGTTAAGCGTCACCACCGTTGCGCTCTTGCGTTCCTCGATGTCGCATACGATTTCATTGCCGTCGTCCGTCGTAAGTCGCACGGCCCAATCCTGGGCGTCCGTGGGCCACGTAGAGCCGACGAGAGTGAGTTGCCGTTCGTAGGTGCCTCCGGTCAAATCAAAGGCCACGGTTCCATCGGTCTGGGCGGCTTTCAGTTGGATGCGGCCGTTGACGTGCAGGTATTGCCAGTCGTGCGCGGCGACAATCTCCCGGTAGGCCCTTCGGATAGAAGCGCGGATCGGAGCCGCGCCGACGCCGGAACCCTCAATACGGGCTAGTTCTTCTAGCTCTTTAACGGCGTCGGCGTATGCAAAAACCTGCGGCAACATTAGAGTAAACTGCTTTCCGGCGGGGTGATTTTTTCTCGTACTTCTTCCGCAATTCTTTGTCGCACTCCAGGAGTGACGCTGCCGCCGTGCAGGTTATTGATTTCCGCCTTGACGCGGCGCTCGACGCATTCGTCCGATACGCGGTAGGGTTTTCCGGTCGTTTCGTCGGGCGGCGGCATCACGCCTAAATCTTCGGACGCCAAGTTGCGTTTTCTCAAGAGCGAGCGGGCCTCGGAAACCGATCCGTAGCACGCCTCGGGATCGCCTTGGAATCTGGCAAGTCGCCCGTCGTATTTCTTGCCGCTGACGCTGATCCCCATGCGACGGGCGTTCTCGGCGAGCTTTTGGCGGGTATGATTGTCTTTGCACCCGTCGCCGTGGAACCGCGCCTGGAATGACGTGTCGGTTCGCAGGGCCTTCGGAACGGTGAAGTAGAGTTCCATGCGCCCTTCGCACACCTTGCAGTACATGCGTTTGTGGCGATTCTCGATGGAGCGGAACTCTTCGATCACATCACCGCAATCCGTGCATTGGTACTCGTACAACGGCATGACGCTATCTCCTTGATGCGGCGGTTTCGAGAGCCATCCGAATGGCTTCGCCGTCGCGTTGGTCCTGTTTGGTTGTTTTGGTTTTTGGGGCAGCGGCTTTTCCGGCGACCCCCGCGCCGAGCAGCGGCAGTAGATTTAGAAGCGGCTGTCCCCGATTGACGACGCGCTTCTTGGTGGCTTGCGGGAGCGTGAAGCTGGGGACGATGCCTTCGCCGATAGGCAGCGGTTCAAACTTGCCGCCTTCCTTTTTCAGCATTTTGCCAACTAGGTTCGGAAGCGTTTCGTCATACCATGTCGTATTGCCGTGCAGAATCTTGAGATTCTTGTCGTTCTCTAGTAATGCCTTAAACTCTTTCGAGTTCGTCTTCCCCTGCCATTTCCGCAAGATATTTGCGGCACGATGCACGTCGCCGCGAACTCCAGATGCGTGCTGTGTTGCAAGTTCTCCATTGTTCCATGCAATCCGTTCGTACCCGTTCTCTGTGGCGTAGCGAAGCATTCGCTTCATGGAGAGTTCGGCCCATTCGGTTCCTTTGAATGGGGCGTCGGGAACAGGGGGTGGTTCACCAAATATTCTGTTTAGTGTTGCAACAGCATTGTCTATGGAATCAAACTGCCCAAGCTCAGATAGGTCTACGTCGGAAAATGGCTTGTCTATGGTGTTGTCGTGCCAGTAATATCCAGTTTTATTCTTTTTTAGGCTAACGTCTACGATTTGGACGCCTCCTTCATCCGGCATTTCATACTTAAGATGTGGCAGGTTGTTGTCTGACCATTGGCCCTTATACCCACCCTTCGCCCCAGCCTGATGCCAGTCGCTTTGAATTTCCTGAATGAACAGCGTTTTCTTTCCGTCCGGGGCAATGCGGTCGTCGAAGCGAATGTGGGCCAGGACGTTGGGGTCGTCTTCCCAATGGCCTGAGATGTAATCATTATGCCCTTCTGGAACTGGATTCCACTTGTCAACGTAAATCGGCTTGTCTTTACGCGGCATCTTCAACAGCAATTCCCGGTAGTTCTCGCCGCCTGGCGTGGCGTATGCTCCCCAATTAGTTTTAAAATCACTTTTTATTCCTTCTGCGGGTGTCATATTCCCGATAGCAACTTGATATTCGATAGTATTGTTCGGATCATATTCAATCTCTCCGCGTGCAATCCCTATTAAACGCTCCGCATGGTTAGGTCCATTGTTGTTGCCGAATATCTTCTCTTCAACCTGTATCGCGTTCGCCTTGACGTGCTTAACCAATTCATCCTTGCTGACCACGCCGCCCTTGCTGGGCAGACCCCGCAGCACCCAGTCCATTTCTTCATCCGCCACGCCTTCCGGGGCGGCCTTGCGAATCATGTTGCGGAGCGACTGCTCTTTGAACTGCTTGCCCTTGAGATTCGACACGGCCTTTTCCAGACGGGAATAGAATATCGGCGTCGGTGCGGGCAATCGCGGTTGTCCTGGGCCGGGCAGCGGGATGACGGATGGAGTTTTTGCGGTGTTCGGGTTGTAGAGCGGCTTGACTTGATTTGCGACGTTCTCGGGAAGCAGATATTCCGTGTTTGGGCGAGCGCTAAATTGCGCCGCCGGAGTGTTGGCAACCCGCCACTGTTCCGCGGATTGTGCCGGAACATCGACGTACCGTGGCAATGCGTTGTTGTCTCTGGCATAGAACGGCATGGAGCCGATTTCTTTGTCGAACCATCTGCCGCCGACGTTTAGCGTGTCCTCGGGAATCCAAGGGTGTGGCTTTCGTGCGATTTCACTTGGAACCGCTCCGGCCCGATACAGCCGCTTCGTCGTCGGCACCAGCGCATTGGCCAACTCCGCTTGGACGGGAATCTCGCGGGCGGCCGTCGCGGCCTTTCTCAGCTTGCCAACGCCCTTAGCCGCCTTGGCTGCCTTCGCCGCCGCCGCCGGACCCTTGATGGCCCCAAGGGCCAGGGTGAACGGATCGAGCATCTCGGCCGCGAAACCAGCCACGTCGCCCCGGTCCAACCCTTCCTGGTTTGCGCCCACCACGCCCAGGCTCTCCAGCATGTCCCGGCCGGATGTGCGTTGCTGCGGATCGAACAAGCCTTGCGTCACCGGCTTCTTGGCGACGTAGTTGCGCGCCATCGCATACGGGGTGTCAACCGTGTAGCCGACGCCCGCGAGCAAGTCGATCGGATTCAGTGGATTGAACTTGTCACCCCACCAGTTTCCCATGTCTACTTCCTCGGTTTGGGTTTGCTTTTGGCCGCCTGCGCCTGGACCTTGGCGAGTTGCCGTTTCATCTCCAGGTCGGCGGCGTGCTTTTCGGATTGCTCCCGCAGATTCTCATCGTGCTGCTGGGATTGCCGCACGATATTCTGGATGTGATCCATCTCGGCGGTTTGCTGTTCCATCGCCATCCGCTCGTCGTTCTGGGACATCTCCTGCCCGTGCTTGTCCTGCGCGGCCTGCATATCCATCTGGTGTTTTTCCTGCGCCATTTGGAGTTGCTGCATGATCTGCTGGGACTTCATCTGGGCCTCTTGTTGGGCCATCTGGGCTTCCTGCTCGGCCTGCGGGTCGGGCTGTTGCTGCGGCGGCTGCTCCATCAACATGCCGTCCAGCGACTTGTCCAGCAGTTGTGACAGGGCCAGGACCATCGTGTTGTACGGGGCCATGTTCTGCGTCTGGATGCACATCTGCATCACCTGCATGAGATTTGGAATAGCCTCGATCAGTGATTTTGCGTCCTGCTCTTGCTTCTGTTGGTTCTTTTTCCGCCCGCTGCCCGCCTCGACGGTATAGGTCAACTCGGTTGCAGCGATGGCGGCCTGATCGAGTTCGACGGCGATCAATTCCATCCACTTCTGGGTCAGCGGACCTTCAATAATCGTCGTTGGAGGCGATACGCCTAGCGATTGCGCAATCTCTAAGGCTTCGGGAGTGACCGACGGATCGAGAACCTGTCTGGGCGGTTCGTCGAACAGATTGCGTACAATCTCCTTGCCGACGTAGAGGCGCGACGCCAGCGCTTCCTTGGACGCGATGCGCGCATTCCAGTTCTCAACGCAATCGGCGAAGTCGTTGGGGCGGCTGGACAGGCGTGATTCGCGGGCTTGGGTGGCGGTCGCGGATCGGTCCTGGGTCTCCGGCGAGGAACCGTAGATTTCCGGCCCCATTCCGGCGGCGCGCTCGAATGCAGTTTCCGCCTGGTCCACGACCAAAAGCAAATCGCGCTTCAATTCAGGGAACTCGACCCGTTTCAAGAGGTTGTCCAGTTCGATGCCCGGTTCGCCGGAAACCATGATGACTTCCAGGTCCGAACCTTTAATCAGTCCTCGAACGACGGCGCTTTCGAGCGACTTGCTGGCGAGGAATAATTCGCGGCTGGTCGTTCGGACGCGGGAAAACATGTACGAATAGGCGTGGTCGATAAACGCCAATAGCGGCATCGGACCTTCCAGCGGCGACGTGGCCCACGGATCGTTCTGGTTGGGATAAAAATCACACGGAGAGCATGGCCACGGATCGGTCAAGTCTTCGTGGAACGGGATCGGCCACGATAACCTGGCCCGCATTTCGTCTTGGGTCGTTTGGCTGTCGTCGGATAGGACTTCCGGCGGAAGATTCAGTGGATGCTCGACGCCCGGCATGACGGCCAGATAGACGTTCTGGCCCAGGGCGCTCATGGCGTTGTCGAGTTTTTTCAGCGGTTCCGACGCGGCGTCGAATGCGGAACCGATCCCCATGCGACTGTAGATTTCGTAGTAAACCCCGACATCGCCGCTCTTATCGTAGGTTCTCGGAATTAGGTCGGAACCCGTCTTGGCGCCGCCCGCGTTGGTCGAGGATTTCGCCAGATTGCTGTTGAAGCTGCCGCGAATCTTTTCTTTAGGCAGATCGAACTTTTCGGCGATGCGGACGACGTGTTCGCATCGCTCCCGGACGATGAAACCCTGATGGAGCCAACTGCGGGCGTCCGGGTCGCACAGCAATCCGTCCACGGTGTCGTAATAAGAGCAGGGGATCATTCCGTACGCGCCGTTTTGCAGTTCGGTCCACATGACGGCGCGACCCTTCACGAGCGCTTCCGGCAAGGCCCTACGCTGCTCTCGAAACAAATCGTATTCGCTGGGAAGATAATTAAGCCACCATTGCATCAAAAGGCATCGGAGCTTATCGACCGGCTCCAAGGCCCCCTGATTCAGCATGGCTTCCTGGATCGCGGGGGCGATTTGAGGATTCTTCGACGTGGCCATCGCCAGCAAGTCGGCCGGCAAGGGCGGTCGGCGCGGTGCCACAATTCGCGTGGGAACCTTGGCGTGAACGTAGGGGATGTAGACGTTGATGAACTCGCGCGCCAGATTGCGGCGGGTCTGAAATACGGCCCCCTCGGCGTAGGCGAACTTCTCGCCACGATCGTCCACGGCATCGACGTACAATTCCCGGTAGTCTTTGCCGAGAAAAGCCCAAGCGCGATCCGCCGTCTTTCCGAATTGACGGAACTTCGCTTCCTTGGCTCGGTCGATCATCTTGAGCCAGACGGACGTAATCGACGGCAGATCGAGTTCGGGCATCGTTAAACCTCGACGGGTTCCCTGGATTGCCGTTTACGGGTCGGTTCGGCGGAAGTCAGTTGAGAAAACAATTCCCGCAACCCAGCCGATTCCTTGCGAATGTCCGCCATTTCCTTTTCCAGTCCGGCAATTCGGGCCAACAACATGGATTCGTTGGGGGATAGAACGGGAACGAACAATCCGCGCCCGCGCGGTTCCTCCAACAACCACGTCGGGTTGTCTTTGATTCGAGGATCGTCCCGGTGCCGACAGTCCGGGACGAAGACCGGTACGGCGTTCTGGCCGTTGGGACGCGAGTACATGAAGACCGAGCAGGAATTGTTTTTGCGCTGCACGACCCAGCCCATCGTGGGCTTGGAAAAGTTGTTGTCGAACGAAATCTGGACCGTTTGGCCCTCGATCAGTTCAGGATAGGTGAAGGGTTTTTCGGCGCTCATGCGGGACTCCTTGGGGGGTTAAGTCAACCGAGCGATCCTGCGGCGGCGGGGGACCGTCCCATTTTCAACTCAGTTCGTAAATACTCTTCGTAAACGAGGTTTCGCGGCATCTCGGGTTCGATGGTGCTTTCCGGCGCGTAGTAACGCAGTTTGGCGGCCGCCGCCATTTCGAGATCGTCCAATAAATCGCAGGCATGATGTACGTCTTTTAATCGCTTTTCCGGGTCTTTCAACGACGTTACGGCGTTGCGGATTTGTTTGTCGAGTTCGGGACAGACACCCTTGAAAACCTGAAGCGTCGGCGTGCCGCGAAACGGTCCCTCTTGGCGGATGGCAAGCCAAGTGTTCAGTGCGATCGTTCGCGCTTTTACGTCGTTGACGCCTGGAAAAAATCCCTGCAACGGACCAATTTGACGAGGCACGACGCCCGCAGCATCCAGGGCTTCCCAAAACTGACTGGCCGGGGTGGTGAGATTGTTGTAGCTCCTCATTTTTCCGGCTTTTTCGTCGAATATGAATGCCTCATACTTTTGACCGTGTTCGCGTTCTTTGACGGAATAGGCCCATTCCGATGTATTGCAGTTCCGTAAAACCCACGCATCCGTCATGCAGCAATGCTTTTCATCCGGGTCGATGGCGAGAATCATCGTCGCCAAAGCAACCGTCCCAGGATCGACGATGACGTAACGGCACCACGTTTTCGGCAACGGGATGATTCGTTCGCATCCGTGGATTCCGTTGGGATCGTAGGACGGATAGATGGCCCGCATACTGGCGGACGGGATTCCGTGGTAACGGGTCTGACGCTCTGCCTCCGGCAGGGAATCGTAGAAGTTCTGTTTTTCAACGTCGGGAACGTAGGGATTGTTTTTGATGAGGAAAACGTACCTGGCCACCGTTTCCGAACCGGAGATTGCCTTTTCGCGCAACTCGGCGAATTCTGGATTCGCCACTTGCGACGTGGCCGTCCAGATCATGCGAGGCGTATGGCGCGGCGATTCGTCCAATCCCGTCAGACCGCGTACCTCTTCGTAATACCAATCCGGTCTCTCCATTTCCTCGTCGTTCCACGCAATGTTGTAATGGTCGCCTTGGTCCGGCCGCGAACCGGACGGCCGCAATTCAATACGCCAGCCGGTCAACGTGCGGGCGGACCGTGGAACTTGATTGCGAGCATCCGTCCAGGCGATGCGATTTTCAGGAAGCAACCGTCGCGGTATCAGAGGCGGTGCGTCTCTCCACTTCTCCCGATAGGCCAAATCGTAAGGATCGAGATGCAACGGATCGTTGGGGTCGGGACGAACGGCTCGATAGAGATGCGTGAACTCATCGGGGATGATCTTAAAAGCGCCGGGTTCCGCCAACTTGCGCCAAATCATGGCGATGTTGTCTTCCTTGAGGCCGACGACGATGACGTTTCCGGTCTTGGGGTACTTGTCGAATGGATCGCAACCGACGACGGCTCGGGCTATTTCCACGGCCCCGGACATCGTTTTCGATGATCTGTTGCTGCCCTCGGCGATTCTGATTTTTGCCATTGAGGCGTGAAAATCGTAAGCCTCGGGCAAGGCCAGATACATGGCCAGCGATTCCATCTTGAGGCTGAGAAGTCTTTCAAGAACGGCGCGGAGTCTGGCCTTGGACGGAACGGGTTTCGGCGGTGCGGAAACCCTTCTTCCGACTCGATCATACAGGAGTTGCAGATCAATTGCGGTTGTCGTTGCTCAACTCCTTTAACAACTTGGCCCCGGTGCGTTGCAACATCTCTTCCGTGGCGAGTTCCAAATCTTCGTTTCCACCCACCTTGGCAATGACCCCCATATAGTCGCCGAGCATTCTCGCCTGTTGTGCGGAGCCATCGGGGGCCGATTTGATGGCTTCGGCGATCAACTCGGCCACTTTGTCGGTTCCGCCGAGTTGGGCGTGAACCTTGGAAATCAATTCACGGATGTTGGGCAGATTCGACCCGGATTCCAAAACTTCGGTCAGGATGTCTTCCGGTTTCATAGTCTTTCCGCTCTCTGCCACGAGGTAATGGAGTCGAGTTCGATCACGAGGGCCTCTCGTTTCCCTCCGTCGCCGACGGTCCATTCGTGTTTTTGCAAAATGCCTTCGCCCGACACCACCGTTCCAGGCAGGATGGATGCAAGCGGAGAAGCCATTTGATCGAATCCGATAATGTCGATTTGCCGATCCTCGACCTCGACCACGCCACGACACATCCTTCGATGTTCGCCTAGCGCGGTCGTCAGGCTGCCCCGATCCGCGAGGATTCCCGTGAACGAGATTCCGATTTGCGGTCGCACGCCATTTGGTACTCGGTACAACTGACCCATCCTTTTCCTCCGCATACGACGCATTCGTGACGGTTGGAAACGCACCCGCACGGACAATACGGCATGGCTTTACCGATCAAGATCATTGCCTGGGCCAAGTGTTCCAAGACCCCATCCATGTCGAGTTTCGATGCGAACGATTCCATCGTCCATGACTTCACGTTCCCCGCAATGGATCGCAACTGATTGGACGCATCCGTCATCGCTTCCTGGCCCTTGAATACGGGAACCAGGGAAGCGGGGATGATTCCCTCCAACAACGTGGCTTTTCGCTTGCGTTTTTTCATGGTCATGGAAAAATCGGCTGCCCCGGGTTGCGCCGGGGCAGCCTTGCCATTCAGGATCAAATCGTGATGGACTGAGGCATGGCTAATCCACCCGTGACGTAACACAACGCGGCCGAATCGGCGGTCGGTGCGCTGGCCTGGGATCGAGCGACGACATACTCATTCGTCAATGCCTTGCGGAGTTGACCGCTGGCATTCACGGCTAGAGGATCGTCGGTATCCCATGTCGCCGTGCCGGAGGCATTTAATGCCGCCTGCACCGTCACGTATCCTTCATCGACGACGTAGACGAGGTCGTATTGAGCAAGCGTCGCTCCGACCACGTAGGCGTCGTCCAAAGGCTTTGCCACAACGCCCGCAACGGTCGCAATTCCGGTCGATACCCTGGTGATATAACCAGCCGTTGCGGCATCCATCGCCAAACATTTGCGTGCCGCCGTGACGGCGGCCGACAGCTTGACAATCCGTAATGTCAACGGACGATTGCTGGAATCCACCGTCTTGACGAGGGTGCCCGCCAGATTGAAGGCGGTGTTGATGTCCGGCGTAATCAGGTCTGTGACCTGCCCATCCTTCCAGGTCGAACCCCTTCGGAACGGGAGAACATAATCGACGGCTCCCATAAACATTTCTCCTTTTCCTGTTAGGTTGCAGCCGTGGAAATACCTTGGAGGAACCCCTGATACGCAGGAGTGTCCACCCACCAATTGCCGAACCACGAGAAGCGGTACAATTTGTCCGCCGTGACGGGATCGGTGTCTTCGAGCGTGCGGATGAACTCGTTGCCCATCACGCGCAGTTCGCAGTGATTGAAGTTGATCGCGCAACCCTTTCCGGTCGGCGCGCCGAACTCACTGGCGAAATTGATCCCGTCGTAGCTCAACTGCTGGATTCCGGCGTCGAGTTTGCGGGACGTGTCGGTGAGTTGGAATTGCTGATCTTTCTTCAGCGAATTCTTGGCGCGACGCAGTAGATCGGGATCGAGTACGATCACGTCCGGGGCTTCGCCGGTGAGAATCTGCATGTACGTCACCAAGTAACGGCACGCATAAATCCACAAGCAGTCCCAATTGCCCTCGTCATCGTCCGATCCGGCGTTTTCCGGGATCAGAAGCGTGTGGTTGTAATCCACGGTCAACGGCGACCAGTAGTGATACTCGAAATCACAACTGTCGGGATCGTTGACGCGCGGCCAACCTCCGCTGGACGGCGCGCTCCAGTCGCCTTCCGCACCGAGCGCCAGGGAGATCCCCGCATACGTGCCGGACGGATTGCCCACCGGCTCGTCGTTGACGTTCCCGCTGACTCCGGCGTAGGACATGATGCCGTCGATGACATCCGTTCCATAGCCGTTGGCGTAGAGTTTCGGCGGGAATCGGATCATAAAGTCGTTGGCGACTTGTTTTCCGATGTCCTGCGTCTTCTTGAAAAAGGCGGTTTCCTGGTCGGCGGCGGCCAGCAACTCGATCTCACGAACCGATTCACCCATGTAGCAGGTCTTCGGATAAAGACGTGCGCGGGTGTGGACGTTCGTATTCGGGAACGACACCACGTTCGGATTGCCCGGACCCCAGGTGAGGTCGCGGACCCGTTTACGCGGACGCCACTCCCAGACTTCACCACCATTGTTCATGGTGATTTTTCCGCGCGACTTCATTTCTCCGTAGAGATAAGTCTTGCGGTCCAGGGGGCCGATTTCCTGCCGAATGTACTTCGGCAAACCCAGCATAGCCAGCCTGGCGACATCTGTGATAGCCATTATCTCGCGCTCCTATAGCGTTGATAGACAGAACGACACACAGAGGGAGCGGAGGGCGTCAGGAGGGGACGCAAGGAGAGATTTATAAGCCGGAAAACCCAGGTCCGATTCTGGAGAGTCTGGGTTTTCCGGCGAAACCAACCGCACCCCCTCCAAAGTGCAGAAGGCCTATTTCACTTGACCTTGGCTTTCTCACGTCTGGAAAGGTCGGTCATTACTTTGACGAAATCTTCACCCTTGGCGAGTCGTTTCTCGACCTCGTCGTCCAAGGATGCGTAGATTTCCGTCTGCTGAGCGACCGGCGTTGTTCGCACGGCACGCTTTCCAGGGACGGGAATCGTTTTCTTATTGGACGTTGTTCCGCGTTCTTTGGTGACTCGTTTGATTGCCGTCTGAAGATGTTGTACTCTTGATGCGTCGGGGTACGATGCCGCCAGTTCTTCGTATTCATCCGAAACGGCCTGACCGAAATCGCTCAATATCTTTTTCCCGTCCTTGATGACGTAAATCGGATACTGGGCCGTGAGTTGATTGATGTCCGCTTGTTCCTTGACTTCGGCGTTGGTCCCGGCGAGCGTTTTCAGTTCCTCTTTGATTTCCTCGGGGGCCTTGGATAATTTCGGCCACTGACGCATGATCTCGTTCAATCGGCGGGCGGAAGCCGCCTGGTAATCCAGAAAGTCGGAAACAATGTCGGATCGAACGCCCGGAAGCGGCACTAAATGGCCGTTTTCGTCTTTTGTGATTTGATTGGACCAAAATTGCGCCTCTTCGGGAAAGTCGTCGTATTCCCGTTGACCTTTCGCCTTAATGGCGGCTACTTCTTTCGGTTTCGCGCCTTTCAGATACGCCGCCAATTCATCTTCGCGCCCCGCCACCAACTGCTTAATGGCTCGGCCGTAAGCCGCGTCCTCGTCTCTTTCGCCCACCCGACGTGCGGTTGTTACTATCCCCTTAATGGCTTCTTCGGGTGTTTTATATTTTGAGGCGTCGTATCCTTCTACATCTCGCAAGTAGTCGCGGATGTCTTCGTAGCCGTCTTCCTCTTCCGCTTCTTCCGTTTCTGCCTTGTCGGCCGCCGCGACTGTTTCCGTCTTGGTTGCGTCTGTTTCGGCCTTATCGGCTGGGGTTTTTGTTTCTGTCTCTTGGGCTAGTTCCGCTAACGTGGAGGATGCGTTTTCCTCGATTCCGTCTGTGGGCATGGAATCTCCGGGACAATTGGAGGAAAGGCGCATGCGGTGCGCTGTGCCGTGGAGGGGCACCGTGCATGTTTAGAGGAGGGATTTCGACATGCACTAACGGCAATATAAATGGCGTTGGAAGTAAGTCAACAGCAATCTAATTAAAATTTTCACGAATTCGCGCCATGTCGGCCAATCGAGAAATCAGCGTTTCCCTTGGAAATCCGCTCTCCAGAATCAATCGGAATACGTCGGAAACGCTCATTCCATCGGGAGGCTGACCGTCATAATTCATATTTCTGCCTGGACCGAGGATGATTTTCGAGGCCACATCATAGATGCGGCCGGCCGTTTCTTTGTCAGAATAGCTTCCGATCCAATAAACCTTTTGCAGGTAGCGGACGCGGCACTCCCATTTTTTCGTCCGTTTCCGATACGTGGCCCCGATGCAGTGGTTTTCGTTGAATAGATGGTTTTCCATATCGACAATATATCACGGTTAGGATTTATTGCAAAATAGTTCTGTTGACAGATCATATTGGTGCTTTAGAATCAGTCGATAGAACCTCCAGAACATTATGATCCTAGCGAATTTATTCCCTCTCGACGCTGATACTCTCACAACGGGAGGCTGAAATGCCGATGCAATCCGCTTATCCGTCCATTTCTCCCGTCTGGCAACGGAAGAAACCGTTTCAAGTCGTGGACGATGAAGATTCGTTGCGATATTCCGAAGCGCAAGATTGGTGGAACAAGAGCCGCCAAGGCCAACTAGCCGCAAGGGATTTGCAAAACACACAACGCAATCGGCGAGCCTTGTGGGAAAACGGCGCGCCGCCAGCGCCATTCAATGCAGATACGCCTCCATTGCCGGTCGATCCGTGGCGCGTCCAACATGCCGCACAGCCGGATGTATCTTATCCGCAAGCGGGAATGGCCTCTCAAGGTCAATGGGAGGACCCGGCCCGCCACCGTGCTGCCGCCGACGCCGCCAATGAACAGACGCGAGTTGGGTTGGCCAATGCACCTTTGGGACAGATATTTAGCCCGACATCCGGCGCTGGCTTGTCAACGGGAAACCGTGCGGGAAACTTTAGGGCATTTACCGATGCGTCGATCAATGCACGAGACACGATAGCAGGTGGCGGAACTTCGGAAATCCCCGTATGGAGTGAAACAGGGGCCACAAAGTCCCCCGGATGGGCTTCCGATCCGGCGAAACAGGCGGCCGCCCGCGCCGCTTGGGATCAAGAAATAAAAAATCGACGTGCGGCGGTGCGCGAAAAGGCATGGGGCCGAGAGGCGGCCAGACAGGGGCGGCTTGGAAATACCGTCGGTGCCACTCCGCAAGAGTTGGCTTTTCAGACTTCGCAGGAAGGGCAGACTGAACGCGGAAGAGTCTTATCTGCCTATGGGCCTGGCGGAGAGGCGGCCTGGGATGCACCGGAAATCGCTCGTGGGAAAAATGCCACGGCAAGATACGTCCAGACCTATAGGGCAATGATTGCAGCCGGTAAAACCCCGGAAGAGGCGCATGCGGCTGCATCACAGGCAGAAGAGAGAGACGGAGTCAAGAATCCACATCAGTTTGACGGACAATTAGGAACGCTTATGGAAGCATATCCAACCGACCGGAATGGTTTTATGCGTGATGCCGCGAAGATTCCCGGATTGCCGCCGGGTGCGGCTGCTGCATATTGGGACAGAATGACTAAAAAAGCGACAGAAGATACAAGTGGTGGTGGGGTGCGGTTTGGTGATGTTACTACTCCAAGCGGTTCATCGACTACTACTCAAGCCAATCCGCCAGGACGAATACCGCCACCGCCACCAAGAACCATTGATCCGGGTGCCGACGAACACAATTACAGAATATGGTTGAATAAACACAGGAAATTAATGAGTCCGACTGACATTGCGGCCGCAGAGCGTGAACTAAAAGAACGCGAAGATTTATTCCGCAGTCTACACTAAAAGCACAATTTAGCCCATGCCGCGCGGTAAACGCTTTCAATCCGCCGTTCCCGTACCGCGACGACCTGTCGTCGATCCCTACGCGCAATTCCAGGATGAATTGAATGCGGACGACGGCCATTCCGGTTATGGCGGTGTGCAGGGTGCAGTTACGCCGAACATGACGCCGGAAGAGGAACACAGTCTCTTGCGAACGGGCATCTCGACGCTGCAATATGTCGGCGAAACGCTCGATAAGCCCGGCGCGGCGGCTCGCGGAGTCATTCAGGGATTGGCGGGCAAGGAAGGTCCGCAGGTCGGTTGGAACGCATTGAAGAATCTTGTTCCATTTTCGGATGCGATGGGTCTGACCAAGCCGGAAGAGCGCGTTTCGCCGGATGAATTATACGAGACCTTGGGCGGGCCTGCCAATGAGCCTGGATTCGATGCGCACGACCTTGGACGTTTCGGCCTGAGCGTAGCCGCCGACCCGTTGACGTGGATGACGGGGCCGCTGGGAACGCTTTCCAAGGCCGCAAAGCCGCTGGAGGCCGCCGCAAAACTCGGCGTGGCGACCGGGAAGGCGTCGGAAGTCGCCGGGGCGGCGTCAACGGCCGCAAGAGAGATTATCGGCGGCTTGCCGAGAATCGGCGGCGCTCTGCCAAGAACCGGAGCCGCATTGGCCGATCAGTTTCGCACAGGCCAACGTGCGCTAATGGGCTGGAATATCCCGTTCACTGACATCGGAGGTGCCATCAAGCCGCTCGGTGGGATCACGGAACCGCTGCTTGCCGGTGCCGTCGAAAAACTCTACTACGGAAAATACGCCGGTATCCCCATGCAGGGGTTGCGATACTTGATGAGTCCGATCGTCGGCGGGAAACATGCGGAAGGCGGACTCGGTTCTCTCGGCAAGATGCAAAAGGCTATTGATGTCGCATGGGGATACAAGCAGCAGAGCGAAATGGCTTTGGACGATCTTCTGGTTCGCTCTACGGCTGGAATCGCTAAGTTGGAAGGCGACTTGAAAGAGATCGCCGAGTTCGCTGGTGGAAACGGAGATGCTGAAACAGTGAAGTGGGCCACCAAGGCGTTGCTGCAAATCAAGGGCGGCATTCCGGCGAATAACGAACGATTCATGGCGATATTGAAGGATTCGGTTGGGGCGTCCAGGGATGCTCCTCTTGGCGAGATCGCCGCCAAGGCGGAATCGACGGCCAATGGATTCCGCGAGATTTACGGGAGTCTGACCGGCACGCTGAATGACGTGTATGACGAACGCATCGCCCTTGGGCTTGGCGGTGCAAAGTATGACGATCTTGCGACGGCCCACTTGGGACAGCGACCGAGTGCGGAAAACCTAGCCGAGATGGCCAAGGCCAAGGAATCGAAAGGGATCATCAAGAAGGGATACCGGCCGGTTCCACGGAAGTCCATTTTCCGCAACACGCCGGGCGGAACGATCACCACTGCTGAAATCATTCGTGATTCCGCAATACAGTTTGGAAAAGAGAATGATGCAGCCATGCGAGCCGCCATTGGAATGGCAGGCGGCGATCCGACGAAACTGAAAAGCAGCGTCGAGTTGGCAGGCGAATACGTATTGGCCAAGCATATTCGCCCGGCATTGGACAAAATGGGGAAGGATTACACGGGTTCCGATTGGCCGGAACTGTCCAAAAAGATTCTCGACTACTGGGAGATTGCACCAACGAAGGGCAAGGATGCCTACAAGGGAATGACCCGCGCCCAACAGTTGGCCCTGTACGTCAAGGGACTGCCGCAAAAAGTCAGAGAAACCGGTCTTTTTGATCGACATCCGATTGACGATATGGTCGGCCAGATGCGGGCGCACGCACAAGCTGTCAGCACTGGAAAGTCCGCCCAAAATATCGTCAAGGAGAATCTGACAACCGACGCGGAAGGGCTGTTGCTGACAGAGGCGTGGCAAAAGGCCGGTTTCACTGAAAACGGATTATTGACCGGATACGTCCGCGATACCATGCCGGACGAGTGGCTAAAAGTTTCGATGGAGGCAAAGAACGCAAGGGGTGAAACCATACGAGTTCTTGATCCGACGAAAATCAAAGAAGCCAGGGCATTGGTTGCTAATCTGAAGGTTAAACCCGGCACGGAACATACGCTCAAGTTTTTCAATACCCTGACCAAGCCGAAGGAATCCGGTCAGATCGGCAAGCTGATTGACAAGGTGAACAACACCTTTCGCGGGGCATTGTTTACGAACGCCCTCAATTTATCGTCGCATACGCGCAACTGGATGACGGGAATCACCCAAGCCGCAACGGCTGGTAAAGTAGGGCCAATGGAAGTCCTGCGAGGTCACGCGGAAATGGCCGCATCGTTGC